GCTCTTATGGGCATGCAATATGACGTAAGTTCGGCGTCTAATACCGCCAGTGCAACCTATGTAAATGGGCCAGCACGTCTAAAAGCTGTGTATTTTACTGGTACAGCTAATGCTGGTTCGGTTACGTTTAGAGATGGTGGAGCTTCTGGTGATGTAAAACTAACGCTCCAATCCATTGCCAATGCAACGGCGCCAACATATGTGCTAATGCCTGGTGAAGGCATTCGGTTTAGTACTACTGTATACGCTAACTTGACCAACGTAGCCGCAGTAACGGTGATTTATGGCTAAGACTCCTGCGTGGACTCGTAAGGAAGGTAAGAACCCTGAAGGCGGCTTAAACGCCAAGGGCAGGGCTTCTTATAACGCCGCTAATCCTGGTAAGCCTGGGCTTAAACGCCCACAACCAGAGGGCGGTCCTCGCCGTGATTCGTTCTGTGCCCGCATGAAGGGCATGAAGAAGAAGTTAACTTCAGCCAAAACCGCCAATGATCCGAACTCACGGATTAATAAGTCTTTACGGGCTTGGAACTGCAAAGAAGGTGGGGCTGTTCGTGGTGGTGGCTGCGAAGTACGTGGCAAGACTAAAGGGAAGATGATATGAGATACGCACCAGGCCGAATACCAGCAAACCCAATGGCAGCAGCACCAACAAGACCAGGAGTTAGACCAATGGGTCCAGCACCAATGACAGGTGGACCAAAACCAGCGCCAACTATTCAACAACCAACTGCTGGGGTTAGACCAATGGGTCCAGCACCAACAACAGGCGGTGGATTACCAGCCCCTGGAATGGGAGGAAGACCAGGATTACCAAGAATGAAAAAAGGTGGCAAAGTATCCTCCGCTTCCAAACGTGCTGATGGCTGTGCAGTTCGTGGCAAAACCAAGGGCAAGATGATATGAGCGACAGTGTTTATCTATGGTTTTGGAACTTAGGGTTATCAGTAATCATGGGCGTCGTAGGATTTTGGGCTAAGGAAAAAGCTGCTGAACTTCAGCGGATTAGCATTTTGGTAAACAAAACTCGTGAGGAGGTGGCTCGTGATAACGTCACTCAAGCAGAAATTGACAAAGTTATGGAGCACATTGACGCAAGGTTTAACAAGCTTGAAAGCAAGATTGACCTGCTTATTCAAGGGAAAGTAAATGCCTAGTAAAACCGCAAAACAAGCCAGAACCATGGCAGCCGCAGCGCACAATCCTGCGTTTGCTAAGAAAGTAGGTATTCCGGTAAGTGTTGCAAAAGAGTTTAATCAAGCCGATAAAGGCAAAAAATTTATGAAAGGTGGAATGATGAAACATTCAGATATCGCAAAAGACAAGCCCATGATGAAGAAGGTTGCAGCTGAGGCTGTTAAAGGGCATGAAAAGCGTATGCACAAGATGGCTAAGGGTGGCGTAACCCGTGCTGATGGCTGCGTAACTAAAGGCCATACCAAAGGCAAAATGATTGCTATGCGCATGGGCGGAAAGACCTGTGGCTAATGGCTGGTCCAATTAGACCCATCGCTTCGTCATCCCAAATTGATTTGGGGTTTGACTCTGAGCCTGAGCAAATGCAGAGGAAAAAGCCTGCAGATCCAGGATATAAAGAGGTTCACGAGAAGTACAACCCTCCAGAGAAAGACCACAAAGGTAAAGCTGCTGAGAACAAAGAGTTTGAGGACAAGCGAGCCAAGTCTAGCCCTTTGATTGCTAAAGCCGAGATTGAGCGTATGAAAGAGATCTTGGACAAACCCAGAGGTGGCGGAGGCGGCGGGGCAATGCCTAAATCTAATCGTGACATCACGAAGAATTACAAGGCAGGCGGTAAAGTATCTTCAGCTTCAAAACGTGCTGATGGCTGCGCAATGCGAGGCAAAACTAGAGGAAGGATCGTATGAGAGCATCTCGTGGTATGGGCGCCATAAGCCCCTCTAAAATGCCAAAAGGCAAGGTTATTCATCGTAAGGACAACCCCGATGCGGTTTCTATGTACAAAGAGGGTGGGAAGACGTCGAGCGTTAATAAGGCTGGTAATTATACGAAGCCTGGTATGCGCAAAGCTTTATTTGAGAGTATTAAAGCGTCAGCTACGCACGGCACTGCAGCAGGTCAATGGTCTGCTAGGAAAGCGCAGCTTCTAGCAAAACGTTATAAAGAGAAAGGTGGGGGTTATCGTGGCTAAATCGTTTCCAGACTTAAATAATGATGGTGAAGTAACTAAAGCCGACATCCTAAAAGGACGTGGCGTTGGTATGAAAAAAGGCGGCTCAACCAGCAAATGGATTCAATCTGCAATTAAGAAGCCCGGTGCTTTGAAAAAAGCCATGGGTGTTAAAAAGGGCGAGAAGATCCCAGCTAAAAAACTTGCTGCGGCTGCTAAAAAGCCAGGTAAGATGGGGCAACGTGCGAGGTTAGCTCAGACTCTGTCGAAGCTAAAGAAGTAATGCCATTCATTTGGGATTGGATCTGGGAGAAATTAAGTGGCGTTAGCAAAACCCCAACGCAGCCTCAAAGCATGGGGCGACCAGAAGTGGACGACCAAGTCAGGGAAGAAGTCGTCCGAAACAGGCGAACGGTACCTGCCAAAAAAGGCAATACAGGCGCTAAGCCCAGCCGAGTACGCAGCAACAACACGAGCAAAACGGGCCGGAAAAGCCCAGGGAAAGCAGTTTGTGCCGCAGCCTCAAAAAATAAAGCAAAAGGTAAAACCTTACCGAAAGGTTAAATAATGTCCACTACAGGAACAACCGCCTTTAACTTAGACATGAACGACCTCATTGAGGAGGCGTTTGAGCGTTGCAATTTGGAATCCCGTTCAGGTTATGACTTTAGAACGGCAAGGCGGTCTTTAAATCTACTTACTATTGAGTGGGCTAACCGTGGTATTAATTTATGGACGGTTGAGCAAGGGCAGTTTTTGATGAATACTGGACAGGCTATATATCCCATTCCAGTAGACACGATTGACCTGCTAGATACTGTGGTGCGTCAGAACAATGGCGAAAGCACCAATCAGATCGACATTAATATTAGCCGTATTAGTGAGCCAACCTATTTAACAATCCCAAACAAAAATGCTTTGGGGCGCCCCATCCAAGTTTGGTTTAACCGCCAGTCAGGTAACTTAGCTACTACTCCCCAAACCACGTTGGCGGCGGCTATTACGACCACGGATCAAACCACTATTACGCTAACAAACGTATCAAACCTGCCAACCCAAGGCTTTGTGAACATTGGTAGTGAAACGATTGCGTATCAAAATATTGTTGGTAATCAAATAGTTAACGCTTGGCGTGGTCAAAATGGCACAACAGCAACCACCCATTTAAGCGGAGCTAACGTTTATAACAATCAGCTTCCTTGCGTTAATGTCTGGCCTACCCCCAACGCTCCTGGTAATCAATATACATTTGTGTATTACAGAATGCGCCGTATTCAAGACGCAGGTGGCGGTGTACGTACGCAAGATATTCCGTTCCGCTTTATTAACTGTATGGCTGCAGGATTGGCGTACCATTTAAGTATGAAGATGCCTGGGGTTCCAGACAACCGTATAGTGATGCTCAAAGCCGACTACGAACAGCAATGGCAGTTGGCTGCTGATGAAGATAGAGAAACCGCAGCATTGCGGGTTGTTCCACGCAATATGTTCTATTACCGATAATATGTCATGCCAAATAAGTTCGCTTCTGGAAAATTTGCGATTGCTGAGTGTGACAGGTGCGCACAACGCTACAAACTTAAAGAGCTCAGGATTCAGACTCTTAAGACCAAGCCGTATCGTGTCAAAGTTTGTAAAACATGTTGGGATCCGGATCATCCACAACTCCAGCTGGGTATGTACCCTGTTAACGATCCACAAGCAGTGCGTGAGCCTCGTCCAGATGTTAGCTATCAGATCTCTGGGCAAAGTGGGTTGCAGATTAACTTAACGGGTATTGGTCCAGATGGGTTTGGTAGTCCAGAATTAGGTAGCAGGATCATACAGTGGGGCTGGAACCCTGTAGGCGGTAGTAGAGGTCCAGATGCGGGGTTAACCCCAAATGACTTGGTGCAACAGGTAATTGTTGGTACAGTAACGGTAGAGATAACTTAAGGAGTTAAAAATGGGATACAAAAAAGGCGCAGATGGAATCACCAAAACGGGTAAAACCGACGCAAAAGTGTTTCCTAATGATGGCAAACACATCGTTGATAAAGGCCCAAAAGCTAACAAAAGTTCTTTGAACAAGAACATGAAGTCTATGGGGCGCAACATGGCTCGTATGGCTAACCAGAGAGGTCGATAATGGCTAAATTTTCTAAAAAAGTAATGGGTAAAGAAGTAGGCGCTGCCGAGGTCTATGCTCAACCGCACAATATGCAAGGCGGTGCTACTAACGTAAATACTTACAGCGGCTACACTCCTGGTGCCAAAGTAATGGACACTATGAACATGTCTGTTGGTGGCGTTAGCAAAGGTAATTACAAAGGCGAGAACCCATACGGTGTGGGCGTTATGCGTGGTTATGGCGCTGCTACTAAAGGTCGCAAAATTAGCGGGAAGATGGGCTAATGAACTACGAGCAGTTATACGGAGCAATCCAAAACTACGCAGAATCTGACGAACAGTTATTTGTTCGGAGTATCCCTACGTTTGTTTATAACTGCGAAGAGCGTGTTTATAACGCTGTTCAAATTCCTGCTATTCGTAAGAACGTCATTGGTACCTTTACTCAGGGAGATCGCTATTTAGCTTTACCAGCTGATTATTTAGCGTCTTTTTCTTTAGCTGTGATTGATGCTAGCGGGAACTATGAGTATTTGATTGATAAAGACGTCAACTTTATACGTCAGTCTTATCCAAACGCTACTACGGACACAGGAACGCCCAAGTACTATTCGCAATTTAGCCCATATACCTATTTAATTGGGCCCACCCCTGACTCTAATTATCAGACCGAGTTGCACTATTACTACTACCCAGAGTCTATTGTTCAAGGCGTTTTAGGAGGCCTTGGGGTTATTACTGGGGGTACTAATTACATTAATGGCACATATCAGAATGTTTCGTTGACTGGTGGGTCTGGGCAATACGCCACTGCCGATATTGTTGTTTCTGGCGGGGTTGTTACAACAGTTACTGTAAAAGACGGTGGATCTTTTTATATTGTTGGTGATGTACTAAGTGCGTCATCTTCTAACTTAGGTAACGCTGGCTCCGGTTTTTCTGTGCCCGTTACAGTAATTAATAATTCAACCGGTACTTCATGGTTAGGCGATAATTTTGAAACTGTGTTGTTATATGGCTCGTTGCGTGAAGCCGTGATCTTCCAAAAAGGTGAGCAAGACATGGTGCAGTATTACGAGCAGAAGTATCAAGAATCCTTAGCGTTACTCAAAGACTTGGGTGATGGTAAAGATAGAAGAAGCGCATACCGTGATGGACAACTTAGGCTGCCTGTACCTGGGCCTGTTAGATAATTTAGGAGCTTTATATGGCAATTACCCAAGCAATGGCTACTTCGTTCAAGGTTGAACTCTTGAATGGGCAGCATAATTTTTCTGCAAATACGTTTAAATTGGCGCTGTATACCAGCTCAGCTACTTTAAATGAGAACACCACTGCATATTCGGCAACTAACGAAGTACCTTCCACTGGCAATTATTCTGCTGGCGGTAATACTTTGACGGTTTCCGTAACCCCAACAAACTCTGGTAACGTAGCTTATATTTCGTTTGCTAACACTTCTTGGGCTAACGCAACAATTACCGCTAACGGTGCGTTGATTTATAACTCTAACTTGTCTAATGCGGCAGTTTGCGTATTGGCTTTTGGCGGCGATAAAACATCGACTAACGGTACATTTGCAGTGAACTTCCCAACTGCTGACGCAAGTAACGCAATTATTCGTTTGACCGCTAGTTAAGGAGCTGTAAATGGCTCTGATCTTAAAAGATCGTGTTAAGGAAACTACTACTGTAATTAGTACGGGTACGGCTACCCTTTTAGGTGCTGTAACGGGGTATCAATCCTTTTCGGTTATTGGTAATGGAAATACTTGCTATTACACCATCGCTTCTCAAACCGCTAATGAGTGGGAAGTTGGTATTGGCACGTACACATCACCCGATCAGTTAAGCCGAGATACAGTTCTTTCTTCTAGTAATAGTGGCTCGTTAGTTAACTTCTCCGCTGGTACTAAGGATGTATTTGTAGCCCAGCCATCGTCAAAAGCTGTATATACAGATGCTAGCAACGTTGTTAACACTTCGGGTAACGCCGCCACAACGGTTACTTTTACTCAAGTAAATACCACAAATTTAGTAGCTAATACGGTAACTCTGACTGCTGGAACAATTAGTACGGGCCCTTCAAATGCGACCGACATCGTTAATAAAACGTATGTAGACAGTATTGTTGCTGCTGGTGTTCATTATCACGAGCCTGTTTTAGTTGAGTCTCCAACCGCTTTAAATGCCGTTTATGTTCAACCCAATGGCGCCGGAAACGGTGTAGGGGCAACACTTACAAACAATGGCGCTAACGTAGCTCTTGTTATCGACGGTGTAACGGTATCTAATACAGCCAGGGTTCTTGTATATACCCAAGCTAATGCCGTACAAAACGGTATTTACACTGTTACTAATCCAGGTAATGCTTCAGCACAGTGGGTTTTGACCCGTGCAACTGATGCCGATACTTATGTAATTGACAGCCCCACCGGACTAAGTGAGGGCTCTACTGTATTTGTTCAGTCTGGTAATACGGGCGCTGGTGAGACGTATACATGTAATACAACAGGGGTTATTACATTTGGTACTACAAATATCACGTTTGCTCAAATTAGTTCCGCTCAGATTTATTCTGCCGGTACAGGTCTAAGTCTTACAAACACAACATTTAGCATAGCAAATACAACTGTTACGGCTGGTCTTTATGGTGATTCGGCTACTGTTTCCGTTATTGAAGTAAATGCTCAAGGGCAACTAACTTCTGCTTCTAACTCCGCAATTAACGTATCTAATATTACTGTTGGTACTTTATCAAACGACAGAACCACAGCATCCGCTTCAAACGGTGCAAACACCATCGTATTGCGTGACTCTAATGGGTCATTTAATGCCAACGTGGTTACAGCTACAACGGTTAACGCAACTAGCGGGAACTTCACAAATATCACCGCAAACGCTGCGGGTCTTACAGACATCAACGCTTCAAATATATCTAGCGGGACAATTGCTAACGCTCGTACTACAGGAAGTACATCTAATAGCGCTTCGACTTTAGTGCTGCGGGATGCTTCTGGAAACTTTGGCTCTAACGTAATTACCGCTTCTTTGTTTAGTGGCGACGGCTCAGGCATTAATGCAATTAACGCCTCCAATATTTCGTCTGGAACCATAGCCAACGCAAGAACTACAGCCTCGTCATCCAACGGCGCAAGCACTATTGTTCAGCGAGACTCTGGCGGTAACTTCTCTGCTAATACAGTAACAGCTGCGGTTATTGGTGATCTGTCTGGTGGTTCAAATATTAATGCGTCCAACATTTCTTCAGGGACTATTGCAAATGCAAGAACGACTGCTTCTTCTAGTAACGGCGCTAGTACTATTGTTCTCCGTGATGCAGGTGGGGCGTTCGCTGCTGGAGCTATAACGGGCGCTTACTTTATTGGGGATGGCTCAAACGTATCAGCCATTAATGCTTCTAACATTTCTACGGGAACCATATCAAATGCCAGGACTACTGCTTCTTCTGCCAATGGTGCTTCCACTATTGTGGCTCGTGATGCTGGGGGTAATTTCAGTGCCAACACGGTAACGGCTACAACATTTAGTGGTTCTGGGGCTTCACTAACAAATATCCCTAACTCTGCAACAACGGCAAATTCCGCTAACGGAGCTTCAACAATTGTTGCTCGTGATTCTACGGGCAGCTTTACAGCAAATGCTATTACTTCGACCTCTATTTCGGGTAACGGTTCTGCGCTTACTGCAATCAATGCTTCTAATATTTCGTCTGGTACGGTCGCTACGGCTCGCCTTGCTTCTGGTACGGCTAACAGCTCAACCTATTTACGGGGCGATCAGACGTGGGCAACGGTAAGTGCTGGCGTAACTATTACCAACGATACAAGTACTAATGCTTCGTATTACCCTGTATTTACCACGGCAACTAGTGGGTCTATTAGTGCGGCTAACGTATCGTCTACAGAACTTATATTTAACCCTGGGCTAAATCAGTTAACTGCCCCGCACGTTTTGGCAAGTAATGGCTTATTTGTAAACAACAGAACAATTGCTGCTAGCTATACCATTCCTAGTGGATATTCAGCTATGTCGACTGGACCAGTAACTTTATCGGCTGGGGTTGTGATTACTGTTCCAGCTGGGAGCAAATGGGCGGTACTATAAATGTTTGCTGAATCCCCGTATGCAGGATCGCCCTTTGCGTCACTGGGAGTTGGTGCGGATGTATCGGTAACAGTATCTGGTGTTTATGCAATAGGTGTAGTTGGGACGGTTGATTTAAGTCTTGGTTGCACGGTTGATTTAACAGGCGTAAACGCAGTTGGTCGGGTTGGTAGTGTAGACGTAGTTGCTGCTGCTAACGTGAATGTGACGGGTATTGCTACCCCATGTTTAGTTGGTACGGTTACAGTAGTTGCGGACAGTAATTTAGACCTGACTGGTGTTTATGCGGTAGGACGAATTGGTAACGTAGAAGCGCAGGGAAGTGCGGTAGTTAATTTAACAGGCTTCTCAATCCCAGTTGTATTGGGTAACGTAGATGTTACTGGCGATGTTGTAATAGATTTGACTGGTGTATACGCTGTAGGGCAAATTGGTAATGTAGATCTTACTGGTGATGCTGTAGTAGATTTAACTGGGGTGTATGCAGTAGGCAGGATTGGAAACGTTACCGCTACAGGTAGCACTGTGGTTTTAGTGACAGGCGTTAGAACAGTTGTTAAACTTAATACAGTTAATGTTTGGGGTTTAATTAACCCAGTACAGACGCCTAATTGGGCAGGGATTAACCCTGGAACAGGGTCAGGATGGAATGAAATTAGTCCGTCTCAAAGCCCAAATTGGACAGATGTAATAGCGGCATAAGGATACTTTATGGCAACAACATACTCAACTAGTCTAAAACTAGCCCTGATTGGGGACGGGGAACAGGCTGGTATTTGGGGTCAAACTACCAATACTAACTTAGGAACCCTGCTAGAACAGGCTATTACGGGCGTTCAGACCATTACCATGGTCGATGCTGATTACACGCTGACAAACTTTAACGGTGTACCAGATGAGGCTAGAAACCCTGTTTTGGTAATTACTGGTACAAATACCGCCGTACGAGATGTCATTGCCCCTCTAGTTAATAAACAGTATTTAATCTATAACAACACCACAGGCGGTTTTGCCATTCGTATTCGTGGCGCTAGTGGTCTTACAGTAACTATTCCTAACGGGGCAAAGATCCCTGTTTATTGCGATGGCACAAACTTTTACACCGCCGAGCTGACTGCCACTACAGGCAATATCACGATTAACGGCAATGCCACAGTTACAGGTAACGTTGCAACAAACCAGAACATCACAGTAGGGAAAACCCTAAGTGGTACATATTCTCAGTCTGGAACCACAGTTACTGTAACTATTACTTCGCATGGTTTAGTGGCAGGTAATTCAATTTCGGTAGACATTTCATCTGGTACGGGTGTAGACGGAACATACTCAGTAGCCACAGTTACTGGCACAAATACCTTTACCTATACGGCTGGAACGTCTTTAACTACTTCTGGAAATATTACAGTAATTGCCATCGGTAATTTGACGGTTTACGGCACAACAAGCACTATAGGAACCTTGGCTGCAAACGTAGCAACTTTTGCTCAGGATTCCTCGTTTAATTCGACAGGTGCGGTAAAGATTTCAGCTGGAACAACAGGTCAGCGCCCAGCTACCCCCCAAGCAGCAATGTTCCGTTATAACTCGTCAAATAGTTCGTTTGAGGGTTTTTCAACAGAAGCTGGTCAAAACGTAACCAGCATGACCTACTCAACCACCACTGCAACGGTGATTACAGACGCTGTGCATGGACTGTCAAATACCAGCTACGTCATTATGTCTGGTGCTTCTCCCTCAGCGTATAACGGCACGTTCCAAACTACGGTTGTCAATTCAACCGCTTTTACCTACACAATGCTTTCCGACCCTGGGGCTAATGCTTCTCCAGTTGGTACATATGTATACGGTAATTGGGCTCCCATTGGTGGGGGTGGGGCTGCAACGGGTGCTGGAGGCGACCAGATTTTTGTTGAAAACGGGCAGACGGTTACAACCTCTTACTCAATCCCAGTTGGCAAAAATGCTTCAACTGTAAGCCCAATTACGCTAAACTCTGGAGTAGTTGTAACTGTTCCAGCGGGTAGCCGTTGGGTAGTTTTATAAGGAAAATATATGTCTATTGTCTTATTAGGAACAACTAGCGGAAGCTGTACGCTTCAGGAACAAGCGGTAGCTGGAACTACTACTCTTACTTTGCCAACTACATCGGGAACTGTTGCGTTAACTTCACAGCTTGGTTCTAGTGGTCAAGTCTTTGTTGCTAGCGGAACATTTACCATTCCTACAGGAATTACCGCAGTTAAAGTTACTGTCGTAGGTGGCGGCGGTGCTGGTGGCACTGGTGATGGTAGTAGAGCTGGCGCTGGTGGTGGGGCAGGCGGTGCGGCTATTAAGTGGCTTACTGGTTTAACTCCTGGAAATACTCTTACGGTAACTAGAGGAGCTGCTGCTGGAACTTCATCGGTAGCGTCTGGTACTCAAACAATTACAACTATTTCAGCAACTGGCGGGAGTGCTGGTGCGGGTGGTGGTAGCGGTTCTGCTGGTGGTGCTGGCGGAACTGGGTCAAATGGAGATATAAATTTAACTGGCGGTGCTGGTGGTTCAGTAGAATCTACTGGTTTTGGCGCTGTTACTGGTGGTGGTGGTGGCACTTCTATTATTGGCGGTGGCGGTAGAGCAGGTATTAGTGGAGGTGCTGGTGGCGCTGGTGGTAACTATGGCGGAGGCGGAGGCGGAGGCGGAGTAGGAGCTAGTGGTGGAGCTGGTGCTGGTGGTGCAATTATTTTTGAATGGTAAAAAATATGAATCAAGACTATTTAATGATTAACGATTCTACAAATACTGTAGAAAATGTTGTTACATGGGATGGAAATCCTGATACATGGCAACCACCACAAGGTTACACAATGCTTGTTCAAGCAACAACTCCAGCAATGGTTTGGGGTTTAAATCAAGATGCAACAGACTGGATTCTTGTAGAACAAATTGGTGTTGCTACTATTGGTTTTACATGGGATGGAACAGCCTGTATTACATACCAACCTAAACCCCCAAAACCACAGGCACATTTGTAAACGTTTTTGCAGAAGGAAAATATTAATATGCCAGTCACACTCAACGCATCCACCGCATCGGGCCTTATTGCTACGTCTGATACGAGTGGTATTATTCAACTTCAATCCAATGGCTCAACAAAAGCAACTATAAGTTCAAGTGGGTTTTCGTATCCAGGCGCCGTGTTGCAAGTGGTTCAAACAACTAAAACGGATACATTTTCCACTTCAAGCACAAGTAAAACAGATATTACAGGAATGAGTGTTTCAATAACACCAACAAATGCCAACAATAAAATACTGGTTGTTGCTTCTATAAATTATGGAGGTAACGATTACAATTTTTATTGTGATTTATTGCGGGGAGCCACTGCTCTTGCAGTTCCCTCTAGTGGAAATAATCCATGCACAATATCTTTAAGTGGTATTAATACTGCAAATCAGTGGGTTATTTATAACGGAGTAATTTATTATTTAGATTCTCCAGCAACCACTTCTGCAACAACCTATAAACTACAAATTGCTTGCCAATCAAACGGCACATTTTATTTAAATAGAAGTCAAAGAAATAACTCTAGCGATTCTGTTTGTAGTTCAACAATTACAGCTATGGAGATAGCGGCATGAACCATAAAGCTATATTTAAACTTTATCCACAAGTCGTTACGGTGGATGACGGTACCGGTGCATTCGACAAGGATGGTAATAAGGTAGACATTGACCTAGCACAAGTAAACGCTTGGGTTGATCCAGAAGCCTACATCGCAAAACGTCAAGCAGAATATCCACCCATTGGCGATCAGCTAGACGCATTATGGAAAGGCGGAGCAGAAGCTGAAGCTATGCTCGCTAAAGTACAAGCCGTAAAAGCCAAGTATCCTAAAGGAGCCTAATATGCCAGTAACCATCAACGGAGATACAGGGGTTACATCCCCAAACTTCTTTTCAACTGGTACGTTGTACGAGAACGCCCAGACAATCACGGCGAACTACACGATCTCAACCAACTACAACGCTTTGTCTGCTGGGCCGATTACCATTAACACAGGCATCACAGTAACCATACCCACTGGCTCCAACTGGGTCGTAATGTAAAGGATAAATCATGGCAGGCAGATTAGTAGTCAACACACTCAACACGGATACAGTAGGCGCTATATTAACAACACAAAATGGCATAACTGGTATTGCTAAAGCATGGGTTAATTTTGATGGCACTCCAGCAACACCTACAATTAGAAGCTCATTTAATGTTGGCTCGATAACAAAAAATGCAACAGGTAATTACACAATTACTTTTACAACTGCTTTTGCAAATACAAGTTATTCAGTAACAGGCGCTTGCATGAGAAGCTCAACTAACACTAACAACACTTCTGCTGGTTTAAATTTAACAATTACTGGTGATACTACTTACACCAACAGTTTTGCAACAACTTCTCTTAAAGTGTTGAGTAAATTAGATAATAATAGCCAAGAAGATGGCCTTGCAGTTTGTATAGCCGTATTTAGTGCTTAACGAAAGGAATAATCATGGCAGGCACACTCGTACTCGACACACTTCAAAACGGCGCAGGCACCGCCAGCACTTCGGCTGATAACGTAATCAACGGCTGTGCAAAGGCTTGGGTGAACTTTAATGGTTCAAGCGGGGCTAGCCCAGTAATTAGAGCTTCTTATAATGTTTCAAGCGTAACAAGAAATAGCACGGGTGATTACACAATTACTTTTAGTACTGCTTTAGCAGACGCTAATTATGCTTCTCTGTTTACTCCTGGGGGTCAAGAAACAACTTCTGCCGGTAACTTTGACATGCCCAGAAGAACTATAACTCCAACAACTTTATCAACTCGTGTACTTTATTCCAATGGAAACCAAGATACTTTATATGGTTCCGTAGCAATTTTCCGTTAATTAAGGAGCAATAAACATGTCCCATGTAATTATTTTTGAAAACGATAACGGCGGAGTAGCCGTTTGTGTCCCAACAGGTGAGTTGCCAATTGACAAGGTGCTAGAGAAAGACGTTCCAGGTGGGCGCAATGCTCGGATCATCCCCGCAGCGGACTTGCCAAACCAAGACAACGACTTCTTTAACGCTTGGGAAATGAATGGCGCAACCATCACGGTTAACCTAGACAAGGCTAAGGCAATTACCAAAGATCGCCTACGTGCAGAACGTGCCCCATTACTCGCAGCCCAAGACGTAGCGTTCCAACGAGCACTCGAAGAAGGCAAAGAAACCGCAGCCATCGTAGCGGAGAAGCAACGCCTACGGGACATCACTAACTTAGCCGACTCTGCAACAACTTTGGGCGAACTAAGAGCACTTAAAGCAGGAGTTTAATATGCCAATCACCATATCTGGCAGCGGAACAATGGGCACAATGGCCCAGGGTGGAATAACAGGTAGCGCAACAATTACCGCTGGAACCGCTGTATCTGCAAGCGGAACAAGTATTGACTTTACTTCCATACCAAGTTGGGTAAGGCGCATTACTGTAATGTTTACAGGAGTTTCTACTAGCGGAACAAGTAATTTACTAATTCAATTAGGTGATTCAGGTGGTATTGAAACAACAGGATACACTTCAAATGCGGGCGGTTATGGTTCTGCGGCTGTAGCTTCAACAATTGGGTTACTTTTAAATCAGCAAAATACTGCTGCTGCGACTTGGGCTGGTATGCAAGTTATTACATTAGTATCAGGCAATACATGGTCTTCAGTATCTACTTTAAGTAATGGGGGAACAGGCACAACTTCTTTGCAAATGAGTGCTGGAACTAAAGCTCTATCAGACACACTAACCCAAGTCCGAGTTACCACAGTAAACGGAACAGATACTTTTGACGCTGGAACAATCAACATTTTGTACGAGTAAGCCATGATTAAAGAGATCCAAGACTCGGTTGAAGGCGGCGAATTTAAGCCACGCCATACGATTGAAATCTACTGCCCTAACTGTGGGTACGATGTTTCTGAGGTTGAGTTAGCTGCCAAAGTGTGCAGTGATTGTGGGCATAGTCTTGAAGAACCAGAACAACACGTAGCAATCGTGGTAGCCAATATGTCATTTGGCGGGTCAACACTCTGAGGCAAAGAACAGTGAGATATGTCAGACGAACTCGGATTGGGTGCTGGTGCCAAGGGGATCAGCGAGGGGTTTAAGACTGGTCGAGAGGCTGGCAAAGAAATTGGCAAGAACATCGAGGATGTTCAGAAGGAGGCAGTAGACCTAGCAAAGCAAAGAGCGCAAGCAAAAATACGGGAGCGCAGGGAAGCCGAGCTAAAGAAGGAACGTGCAATATACAAAGCCCTTGAGGAGTACCGACACCGCAAAAAAATCAGCGATGAAGAGTACAAATTGAGGGTTGATTTTATTAAGCAGAATGGCACTAAAGAGTGGCAAAAAGTGCTAGATCTCAAAGCCGAGATTGAACGGTTAGAGAAAGAAGACAAGAAGTACTTTGATGCCGAGTTGGCAAAGGTTAAATGGGTGCAGTTCTGGTGCTTTTTAGTAGCAGCTTGGATTGCTTATTACATAGTATGGGGGTCTAAGAAATGAATATGCAAGACATACTAAAGGCGGTGATTCCAATTATTGTGGCTGCTCTGGCGTGGCTATTAGGGCAAGTTTCATCCTTCCAAACCCGTCTGACCCAGATTGAAGGCAAGATGCCAGCCTTAATTACATCTGAGGGCGTACCAACGGATAGCCCATTATCAGCAGAAAAACGTCATGCTCTCAAAGCAGAGCTTCATAAAGAAATCCAAGACCTTCATGTGAGGGTCAAACTCCTTGAAGAAAGGGTAAAAAAATAATGCTTACACTAATATCCACAGCGCTGTCCTTCCTGATGGGTGGACTGCCTAAATTACTAGACTTCTTCCAAGACAAGGGTGATAAGAAGCACGAACTCGCTATGGCTGCTATGCAGATGGAGAGGGAACTTAAACTAATGGAGGCGGGTTATGCAGCCCAAGCCCGTGTAGAAGAGATCCGTACCGAGCAAGTGGCTATGGAGACTCAGGCTCAAGAGCGTCAAGCTATGTATGCCCACGACATCGAGATTGGCAAGGGTGCCTCCCAGTGGGTTATTAACCTTCGTGCCTCGGTTCGCCCGATGGTGACTTATCTGTTTGTTCTGCTCTTAATCATCGTAGACATTGCCTCGATCTGGTGGGCATGGCAGTCTGGTGCAGCTTTTGCCGAGTCAATTACTTTGATCTTTGATAGTGATGAGATGCAAATTTTGGCTTCCATTATTGCGTTCTGGTTCGGGACTCAGGCATTTTCTAAGAAATGAAGGTAAGCGATAAAGCCATCAAAATGATCAAACACCACGAAGGTGTCCGTCAAAAACCGTATCGCTGCCCAGCCAAACTTTGGACAATTGGAGTGGGTCATGTGCTTTATCCACGCCAAGGTGCACTAAAAATAGATGAACGGGATGTTTACCCACTGGAGTACAAAGATGACCGTACCTTCTCAATGGAGGAAGTAGATGACATTCTTCGAGACGATCTTAACCGCTTTGAACGGGGTGTTGAACGCTACTGTCCCGTTAAGCTCACTCAAGGTCAGTTCGATGCTCTTGTTAGCTTTAGCTTTAACGTTGGGCTTGGAACACTACAGCGCTCAACCCTCCGTCAGAAGGTTATTCGTGGGGATATGGAAGGGGCTGCGGAAGAGTTCTTGAAATATACGTTAGCTGGCGGTAAAGTACTAAAAGGTTTGGTGACTCGTAGAAACGATGAACGTGCCTTATTTTTATCTTAGGGTAATCCCGTATGCCATTACAGAAACTACAGTTTAGACCTGGAATCAACCGAGAAGGTACTGATTACTCCAACGAAGGCGGCTGGTACGCATGCGATAAGGTACGTTTTCGCTCTGGCTTTCCTGAAAAAATTGGTGGCTGGATACGGCTATCGAACGAAGCGTTCTTAGGCATTGCCCGTGCGCTTTGGAACTGGGTTACGCTAGACGGCTCTAATCTACTGGGGGTCGGTACTAACCTGAAGTACTACATCGAAGAAGGTGGTGATTACAACGATGTTACGCCTTTACGTACTACCTTTACTGCTGTTACCACGCCCAATACTGTTAACTGCATCGCAACCACCAACGGGTCTAACGTAGTTACTGTAACCATTGCGGGCTATGGTGGACTGACAGGTGACTTTGTAACCGTATCGGGTGCTAATGCAGTAGGTTCTATTACGGCGTCTGATTTAAACCAAGAACATCAGATTACCTACATTGACACGACTCAGTTCAGTTTCGTTGTGGCTAATACGGCCAACACAACCGTGACTGCTGGCGGTGGAAATACCATAAGTATGGCGTTTCAGATTCAAACTGGTTTGGATACATTTGTTACTGGTACAGGCTGGGGTGCTGGATCGTGGCCTACTTACATTCAAACAACCCTAACCAATCCGTTTACTTCAACAATCGGGACTACGACAGTTACAGTTACACAGACAGCCCACGGCTTATCTAACGGTAACTCGGTTGCGTTTAATAGCATTTCTGGCAACGTTTGCGGCATCGCAGCAGCTCCGATTACTAAGGCTTTTCCTATCACGGTGGTCAATGCAAATGCCTACACCTTTTCTACTGTTATTGGCTCTAACACTTACACTACTAGCGATGCAGGCCCTACTGGAGGGACTGTTGTAGTTTCGACCCCTGT